AATGCTGGGCGAGGAATTATTATTCCCAAACCTTGGATTACCAAACGAGAGGAATTAGCTGTCAAGCAAAATATTTAAAATTGTTTTCTTGATAAATCTGACAGACATGTTTAAATTAGTTCTCACCCAAAATTACAATCAAAGGAGAAAAAAATGGAAAAGAAGTGTAAGTGCGGTGAGAGCTGCGATTGTGTATCTCGTGAAACCTATAAAAAAGCCTTAAAAGCAACGGCTTATCTTGCTAATAGAGTTAAAGTATTAGAAGAGAAATATAAACTCGCATTATTTTCCAATAAAGAAAAAGAAGATTTTCAACCTCCTGCTCCTCCTCAAGAAGAAGGATGGGGAAAGGATGCTTATGGCAAAGTAAAAGCACCAGACAATCAAATAAAAATAAACATGGTAAATGATTTACCCCCTGGAAGCGGTATTAATCATGTTGTCTTAGAAGATAAAGACACAGCTCTGAATGATGAATGCGAAGCGTGTAGCGCTTAATATTTATTTTCGTGAGCCAATAATCGTTGATAGTCTTCATCGCATGAAATGAAAGAATAAGCTTCTTTACCTTTGCTTATTATTTGTTGCCATTCTTTTAAGGAAAATTTCATTTCTGTACCGTCGGTATAGTTAACCAGAACACTGTTTTCGTCTCCGGGGGTATTTAGCACATGCGACACAATCTTTGTTACGTCAGCCATTTCAGACCTCCTAATGTCGTGCCGCATTATACTAGATGTCTCATAAAATTACAATGACATCGTGCCATTACTCCAGCTTACCACTCCTTTTTTAATTTCTCCTTTAAATTGAAGAAATTTAGCAGGATATACATAAATTGAAGCCATCCGGTGGATTGCTCCTCCTTTTGAGAGAAAAACATCTTGTTTTACTTCGTATCCAGCCCCTTCTTCCATGGCTGAAACTTGAGAAAAAACATCATTTTCTACTTCAAAAATTTCCCCTTCAATAGTTTGACCTGTTCCTTTTTTAACAGGGAAAACTATAGGAAAAGGCCCATAATCAAACATAAAATAGTTAGGCTCTGTATAGTAAGTCCCCATAAATGTTTGATTTTTAAGCCAATGATTATGTAAAGCACCTTTTTCTTTCAATGTGCCATACACAAATAAATTTTTAAATTTTATTTGTTTAGTCATTTCTTGCCCTCCAATCTGATGCTGCAATCATTATATCAACAATTGCTCCATCTTTTATTAAGTTTTTTTCTACAATTTTTGTAGCCTCATCTACATTTTCAGCGTTTTTCCCATGAGCTGCAGCTATCACAGTTTCTAAAGATCTTTTAATTTCTTTAGCCTTTCTCTCTACCTCCCACGTCCTTTTAACTGTTGTAAATGGACTTTCCTTACTACTCATTTTTTCCTCTTCTTTCTCCGTTTTATTTCTTCAGCGGCTAACCATTCTATAACTTTAGAAACCGATCTAAAGTCCTTACCGCCAATTTCTTTCAGTTTTTGGTGAGTATCAATTCTCACCGCAACTGATTTATATTTAGTAATATCAGTCATAATAACCTCTCATTTCTGATGGGATTATATAGGATATAATTAATTAAAAATCAAGCATTTTCAGGATAATATTGTAAAATACAATATATTTTATCCTTTTTTTCTCTGGAATAGGGGTATATTTTACGAGCTACACTATGCGCTTGTCTATATTTTACTTGCCATTTCCATGATTGTTTATGGTGTTCTTTTCGCTTTTTACACCTGTGAATGGCTCCAAGGTTAAAAGTGTCCCGAAGATAGGTAATAACCTCATAAGAAGTCATTTCTACGCAAATAACAGGGACTCCAGACCTTCTATCTGGACGGGTAATAACGGCAACGTACCCTTCGCCATCTATTAACCCTGCAGCGTAGGCGTGTGCTTCGTTAGATGACCCCATGAATCTCCTAATTTTGGTTCAACTTTAGAAGGAATTCTTAATTCCATACAATTTTCCATTAAATCTCTAACTATTTTAATAGTCTCTTCTTTTTTATCCAGTGGAATAGATAAGTTTAATTCATCGTGCACTTGAATCTGAGGTGTAATGCCTGCGTTTCCTAAAGCTAACATAGCTTTTTTCGTTTGATCAGCAGCGCTACCTTGAATTAATCTATTAAGAGCCTTGTAAGTAAAAGCTCTTTTTAATCCTTTCCTTTGATTAAGAACATACTCTTGATGAGCCTCTTTATAAGGTAAAGGTTTTTGTAATTCAAATGTGGCAGGCTGCCATAGTTCAAAACGACATCTTCTTCCTTCTAAAGTTCTTAGGTAGCCACTACTATTAGCCCAGTGCATGGCTTCTTCAGTTAATTTTTTTAAAAAAGGAACTTGAGCATGATATTTTTTAAATAAAATATTTGTTTCTTCTTCGTTAAGTCCAAGTTCGTTTCCTAACTTGGCTTTTCCCATACCATAAGACAATCCTAAATTAATTGTTTTAGCTGTCTTTCTATCAATTCCAGCCATGTCAGCTACAGCTTGATGAAAATCAGGATCTTCTTGATGATATCTGTCCACTAATTCTTGAGTTCCTCTTAAACCTTTTCCTCCATTAATTCCCGCTGCAAAGTGTAATAAAATTCTCGGTTCTTGTTGTGAATAATCAAAACTTCCCCAGGTACAATTTTCATTAGGAATAAAAATACTTCGTATAAGAGGACCGAGCTCTGGATGACGAGCCGGGATCTGTTGTAAATTAGGATGCTGCATAGAAAGTCTTCCGGAAACTGTTCCACCAGTTTCAGTTTTTAACTGATTAATATCAGCATGTATTCTTCCTTTGTGTTCATGTCGTAAAATAGAATCAATAAAAGTTGTCCTGGCTTTATTTATTTCTCTCGCATTAACAATCATTTTTGGTAATTCATGAGAATGATTAACTAAAAATTGTTTATGAAAACTTGGTGCATTAGTTTTTTCTGTGCGGGAATAGGTTAATCCTACCGCATCAAAAGCTTTAGCAACGCTGGAAGCTGCCCATATTTCTACATCTACACCCGTATCTTTTTTTATTTTTTGAAGAATAGTTTTTTCTTTTTGAGCTAAATCTTTTTTTATTTTATCAGCCCTTTCTAAATCTACTCTTACTCCTTTCCATTTCATATCAATAAGAATAGGAAGAAGATCCGTTTCTAAATTAAATACATTATGTAGTTCTTGTTTAATAATTTCTGGTTTAAAAAGATTCCATAATTTTAATGTTAACTCTGCGTCTTTTTCTGCATACGGTCCTACTACCATGGCTGGCAATAAATGCATTTCCCCTTTTGGGTCCACACCGTGTTCTAATGCTTTTGAATATAGTTCATCTTCTTTTTTCCGTTCTCCCAGATATTCTTTAGCTAAATCATTAAGACTATAATTTTTTCCTTGGGAAGTTCTATTTTCATCAATTAAAGGCGCTGCAATCATTGTATCAATAATGCGCCCTTTAGTTTCTAAACCCCATTGTCGTAGCCAGCCCACATCATAAGATGAATTGTGAAACACTTTATCACATGGAAGATCTAATATTTTTTTTAAAGATAATTTAAAAAACTTTTCATCAAAATTTCCACCACCTTCATGAGCCACAGGAAAATATCCTTTCCATCCTTCTACTGCCACAGCCACACCAATAACTTTTCCCTCGTTACGAGCCCATCCTGGTCCTTTAGTTTTTAATCCCGGATCATAAGTTTCTAAATCTATTGCTATTTCTGTTGCATCTGAAAGATCTGGAATTCTTTCAGGAGGTAGCCATTCAACGTTTTCCATAATGTTTCTCCAATAAAAGTTCTGCGTAGTGAATTACTTTTTCAATATCCTTTCTTCCTTCTCCTTTTTTATTATGTCGAGTGACATACTTAACAATATTTCCTTCACACCACCCTAGACCATTATCAACAATATAATCAATAGGTTGGATAGCACAATCTTTATAGTGACTACCTTTTATTTGTTTATCTCTGGCGCTTTTGGTGGTCATAACGTATTTCTCCAAATTCTATTTCTGTTTCAGGAGCTACCACATGCAGCTCTTGTTTTGCTCTTGTCATGGCTGTGTAAAAAACTCTTCTCATTTCTTCACTATTTTTGTAGTACTCTTCTAATCCCTTTCTTGATATATCGGTTAATAACATAACTTTATCAGCTTCACCACCTTTTGCTCCATGAATTGTAGAAACTGTTATTCTTGGTGGTTTTTTAAGATTTTCTTTTTTCTTTAATAAAGAGTTAATCATTCGTTGTTCTCTTTCACTCATACGATCCAGGGCCGCGTGCCACGGTGTTTCAGCGGAGATAAGTAAGCCATGCTGTCCTTTTAAATCTTCATAAGTTAAAGTTTCGTTCTCTGTAACCCCTAAAAGTTTTTTCGCTCCCCATTTTAGTCCTGTCTTGGAACTAATATATTTATAAATTAATTTAACTTCGTTTAAAAATAATCCTTCTCCTTGTTGAAGTTTTTCCCAAGCAAACATGGCGTCAATTGATTCTTGAGAAAGCGAAAAGAAACCTTTTCTTTTAAAATAAATTCCTTGATTTCTCATGTCACTACACATTTTATCTAAATGATATCCTGTAGGAGCTAATAATAACCATTGTCCTTCTTTAAATAAAGACAAGTCCTTATAATTAGGAAATTTTATTAATCCTTTTTCTTTACAAGGATTCCATATTTTTGGTTCTCTGTTTTTGTTTCTATTAATTAAAGAAATAGCATAAGGATGAACTGAAGCTGGAATACGATAAGATTGTTTTAAAACATCTTTAATACTTCCTTCTCTATTAGCACGAGATAATAAAGCATTAACATCGGCTCCTGCCCATTGATAAATAGCCTGGTCGTCATCCCCTGCAAT